TGTATTAGATGTCAAAACCACAACTTCTGGTGTAGACTGTGGCTCTACTACAGGAGGTGCAGGTTGAGACACAGGTTGCACAGGCTCTACTGGCGGTTCCGCTGGTGGCTCTTCCTGAGGAAGTGGCTCTAATGGAACGACATCTACGATTGGTTCCTCCGCTAGTGCAGGAGGCTCTTCCGCTGGGGCAGGAGGTTCCTCGACAGGTACAGGAGGTTCAGGCGCAGGTTCAGGCGCTGGTTCCTGTACGGGTTCGGGCGCTGGCTCAGCAATTGGCTCTGGCTCAGCGACTGGCTCGGGACTTGGAGCGGGAACTGGTTCAGGGGCTGGAGGAGGGTCTGCAACTACCACAGGTGATGGTTGAGGACTTGGTGCTGGAGCGGGCTGAGGCGCAGGAGTTGGTTGCGGTGCTGGCTCGGGTTGCGATTCTTGCACGGGTACTGGAGCAGGAGTAGGCTCTGGCTCTACCGCAGGAGGCGCTGGAGGGGTCACAGGGACGTTTACAGGCTCTTCTGGTACACTTGGTGCCACTATTACTGTAGAAGTATCTAAAACCGTGGAGGTGTCAGATGGAGTTACTAATACTGTTGGGGTTTCTACTGGGCTGGGCGACATGCTGGGTTCAGGAGTCGCGGTACTTGAATCGGGTACAGGAGTCTCTGTCACAGTTGGAGTCGGAGTTGGCTCAGGAGACGGCGACGGCGAAGGGCTTGAAGTTGCAGTTGCACTCTCACTTGGAGACGGTTGCGGTTCAGGAGATGGAGATTCTGAAACTGTCGGAGAAGGTGACGGCTCAGGAGCGGGAGTTGGACTCACTCCGTTATAGAACCTAAGCGGTCCGTCTGGAACCGAAGTAGATACAAAGGTAGTGTAACCATTACCAGAGTGTCCACCTTCGCAGAATAGTCTTGCAATATCACCTTTGCCATTGAAGTAAGCATTAGAGTTATCCCATTGGACATTAAATGTCTGCTGGGTGTTACTTGCATTAGCACATGTAATTGTTGCAGGACCTGTACTTACAGCCAGTGCTGAGGGACTCCAGAAAAAAAAAGTCCCTAGAAGGATAAAAAATACTGCTAGTTTACTACTTGTCTTTCTCGCATAACAGGAGATAGATTTGGTCAACTCGGGATTCCAATCGATTAACTTGGTCTTTCACGGAACCGCCCCCGTTTGGCTTTAATTCAGCCAGGTAATGCTTAACTAACCAGCGTACTGCAGCGGAGAACCCACCGAGTATTGTCATGATTGCTACAATAAGTGCAGCCCAATCTGTAGCGCTCACTATAAGACAGTCCTAACTGTGACAGTAAGAAGACCACCAAAACCTGAGAAGTTACCAGATGGTGGGGTCTTTCTTGAGAAGTTGATTTTTTCAATGACAGCCTGTACACGCTCACCAGTGGTGAAGTCCTGTACGTTGATGATGTCACCAAGTCGTTCTATTTGTTCAAGTGTTTGAATACGCTCCCACGCACGGCCTTCATACCCAGTCTTTACATTGTATCTGTCGGTTTCTACGTCGAAGCACCAAACTGGAAATTGAATCAGTCTTTGGCGTTCAGTTGCAGGTAGAGCCTTTGTTTGATATCCCTTGAAGACGGGACCGCGACTGGTATCGCTTGCGCTACGTGAGAGCGTAAACTTGTATGAGAGGTACTCTTGTGGACCCTCTGGGCTGGTTGTAGCAGCCTCTGGAGTTCCTACAGCAGAGTTATATGTGATGATTGTATAAAGGTTTCCTGATGAGTCAATGGAACGCAAGTCCATAGCGCCATAGGTAAAGTCACCACGACCACGGATGAACTTGAAGTTCTTAGGCTCAAGGGTTCCATAGCGGATAGCACCAGTAGTGATATAGCCAGTAGGAACTAACTCTGTTGCTGACTCAATGTACACAGCACCGTCAGTGGTCTCGTACTCAGTACAGAAAGCAAGACGTGATGTTGTGCCAATGAATGCCACAGATGTTGTATAGTGATTAGAAGTCTGGGTTGCTTGCAAGTCATTAGCATAAGCAAAGCGCAGTGGTTCGTTCTCAATTGTCTGGCTCAAGTCAATGCGGACAAGTCCTGCATCATAGGTTCCAATGGTTGTTGTAGCCCAAATGAAACGGTCACGAGCAGCAAAATCATAGACTGGCTGAGTTGTCTCTACGATAAGAGGTCCATAGCCAAGAGAACCATCTTGGTCATTAATAGCAGCAACGCGAACACCCTTGCTTGTACCAATAGCCATATAGCCTAGATAGTAATAGAGTCTTTCAACAATCTCGCCAGGTGGGAGTTCTGCAGCAACTACAGCCTGTGTAAGTGTTGGCATAGCGCCTGCTGTTGATAGTGTGTACTTCTGAATGGTTGAGTAGATACCTGAGTGACCCGCTGTGTAGATAGCAGGACCAGATGCGGCTACGCTTGTGTAATGGTAATTTGTATTAGGATTGGTATAGGTTGCTGTAGGAAGTGCTGTAGCAGTAGGAGATAGTTCGTAGACTGCGTTATTGATACAAAGAACAATACGGTCCTTTACGAACTCCATAGCAGCATATGTAATAACAACACCAGTAGCAGTAAACATTGGTGACGGAATAGTTGTTGTATTATCAGTAAGCAATTTCTTGTACATGTGGAGTTTATTGGCTCCACCAGCCACTGCATTCGTTACCCAATAAGCATAAACGCCGTCATCGCACATAGCGTAGACAGGCTCTGCACTACCACTGTTGTAATCAACAAAGTGAGTCACTGTGCCGTCAGCAGCAATCTTGTCTATATCGTATCCATCATGGAGAAGAACTCCCTGAGTTCCGCTCCATTGGATAGAGCGCATATGTTGGTTAGCATGCTGATGGTCTGTACCAGTTACTGCAGCAGTTGTGATGTGGACATCTGAAACGCTTTTAAGCAGGGAAACTTCACCCTTAGTCCAGACATTGACGCCCTGTGAGTCGTTGAAGCGGTACTTGCTTGCTTCTCCTGCAGATGGGTCATAGAACTTAATGCCATTGCCAACATGGAAAGATGACTGTGAACGAATCCACCAACCTGTGAGTGACTGTTCTCCTGGCTCGCTACCATTGTCAAACTGGTCTTTGCGATACGGAGCAGTCTCACGCTGATAAGGAGTCTGGTCTGTAGGAGCAAGCATGAATGGAAGTCCACCGACAGCGATGTCGTAGTCTTCTGCGTTATTAGTCCAAAAGCCTGTGGTTCCAGGATTACCTATGTTTAACGGTATATTGTCCGTAATATCTGGTGATGCCACGTTACTCCTTAGATAGAAAAATTAGTTGAGCAGTTTGAATCCGTGCTCAGGGATAAGTTGTTACTCTGTTGGTGCAGGAGGAATTACTGGTTCTGGTTTAATCCAAGTTCCACCAGAACGAGTCCAGTTAATCCAAGGTTCTGAACCAGTTGCTTCAATAACTTCATTGCCTTCTTTTGTAAGTGCTGTTGCAATCTCTAATGAATCAGCAACAATTACATTTTGGACTTTATCGCCTCTAATAATTAAAAAGTTTGGCATTATTTCTCCTTAGTAAAAAATACGTACATAGCCAGAACCACCTGCGCCACCTGCGCCACAAGTTGCGTTAGGTGCGCTTTGACTTGAAGCAGCGCCTCCGCCTCCACCGCCTGCACCTAGACCGCCTGCTGAACCAGCACCAGCAACTGGAACTGTTGTTGTGGTTGTATGAACACAGTATCCACCATCACCACCTGCGTATATGCCAGAACCGCCAACGTTACCTGCACCAGATGTTGTTGCTACGTTTGAGTTTCTTAATGAACCTCCAGCACCACCACACCCAGAAAGATATGCAAGTCCACTATCAGGATAACTTATTGATTTTTGAACTGTAGTATCTGTGCCGTTAGCACTTCCAGACCATTGTCCAGCCTGTCCATAAGACCAACCAGTTCCATGTTGTGAACGGCTATAACTGCCACCACCAAAAATTCCATTTGCTGCATATCCTACATATCCAGAAGTACCTGAGTTATAACGTGAGTCAAATCGTGTTGACCTATTTACGTTTCCACCAGTTCCTGCATAACGAGAAATTTCTTGAATAGAACCACCGTAGTAAGCACCGCTAGGACCACCTGAGCCACCAGCAACTGAGTAAGTACCAAATAGTGTAGCGCCACCATCATTACCATAGTTGCCATCACCGTTTGCTGTATTTAATGATGCTCCGCCTGCCCCGCCTGCACCAATAGTAATAGAAACATCACCAGTCATTACAGTTTCGATAACAGAACAATAACCAGAACCGCCACCGTAACCGCCAACTGCTGCGTGTGTGCCAGTAGACCAACCAGCACCACAAGCACCTGAGCCACCGCCACCACCTGCGCCGTGAATAATAACCTTTACTGGTCGGTTAGCAGCATAGCCATCTGGGTGAGCCCAGGTCTGACTTGTTGTAATTAATGCTGTACGTGAATATAAAGAAGGTGTTGCTGCACTAGGTACAGGAAATACTGATTGTGCCATTACGCTATCTCCACTCCACTGATGTGAAACTTAATTGTAGTTGCTGATGCAAGACCAGCAATAATCTTTGTAGTTGCAAGAGTCTGCTTGAGGTCAAACATTGCTGTTGTGTTAGCAGCGATTGCTGCATCCTTAAACAAGTCTACGCCATCAAGAGTAATGGTGAATGAACCTGCAGATGAAGCAGAGTTAGTTACCACAATGTTAGTCACAATTGTAGTTGTGCTTGATGGGACTGTGTAAAGGGTTGTGCTTGATGTTGCTGCTGCTGTTCTAGCCAGTGCTTTAGATGTTGTAGCCATTAGTTACTACTTCCTATTCTTTACTTTGAATCCATAATGTCTTCGATGACAAGTGGAGTAAGGTCTACTGCAGCCACTGCTGCAGATACTTCTGAGTCCTTACTTAGATAGTGCTGCGATTTCATCAGCAGATAAGCCTAGTTCTGACAACTTAGCCTGTGCTGATGCTTTGGCTGCAGCAAGTGCTTCTGCTGCTGCTTCTTCCTCTGCCTGACGAGTTGCTGCTGCCGCGGCATCTACTTCACGCTGTGCAATTTCATCTGCTGTAAATGGGCGAGTAGTTACTTCGCCTGTTTCGCAGTTAACTTCTGTATGAATTAATGTTTCTGTCATTTTATTTCTCCCTATGATTTAGATATGCCGTAAAGATATGCTGATGAATTTTGCACCCAGTTGCCACCTTGACCAGTGTCAAATGAAATTGTTGTAATTGCAGATGTTACGTTTGAGATTCCACCTGCCATGGCGTAATACTGGTCTCCGAAACTTTCAATTGAGACGCTCTTATAACTACTACTTGTATAGTTTGGGATGTAGATAGTGCTGCTGGAGAATGTATTCGCTACACCATTTGCAGCGGGACAATCATAAAAACTTATGTTTACTCCACCACCAAGTTGGTCTCCACCATGATTTCTATCACTATATCCGCTAGATGCACTATTGAATGTCATTTGAATAACACGTCTATCGTATGCATTATCTCGTCTTAACGAAAGTTCAATGCGCAAATCAGTATAAGTTGATGGAATAGATGAGAAGGTTATTGCAGATGAACCACCTGCTCCAACTACAACTTGACCAATGCATTCATATTTTTTGGGCATAGTATCTCCTAAAGTATTCCATAAAGCGTAAATATTGAACCAGAAGCATAATTTCCAGTGGTAATAAATGCAGTTACAGAAGTAATAGCAGATGTCGAGCGATAAAGACCAGTGCCTTCAAAGATTTCCTGTGTTATTCCGTTAGAATTAGCACTAAGATTTACTCTAGAAATTGATGTCTTGTTATTTGTAGTATTAGAATAGTTTTGAATATGTGTAATAATATTTGAATTACCCATAAATGAACTTGTTCCATGCAGGATATAACTGACGTTAGCCTGTCTTCCAGGAGTCAAACCATTATAATAATATTGGTAACTGCTGCTGTAGTTATTTCCAGTATCAGAGTTATATCTTAAATTTGAATAAGCATATGTTGCCGTCGGGTCTCCTGGCAAGTACTGGACTAATACTAAATCTGTGTAAGTATTAGGTATACTTGAAAATGTAACAGCATTAGTAGATGTTCCGCTAACAGTAGTTGTTGCAATAGGCAGATATGTTATAGTAGGCATTATGCTGTTCCCTTAATTCCGTAAATTGCAAAAGTCGAGTTGGCGGTAAAAGCGCCATAAAGACCAACTTCAGTAATAGCACCTGCTTGATAAAAACTTCCTACATGGAATCCAACGTTACCAGAACCGTTTCTATCTGAACCCCACAATGCGCGAATATTTTTATTCTTAGAAGTGCTGGTATAATCAACATAATCAATTACTGATGTGAGAATTCCATCTCCTTCTATAAGAGAAGTATATGTATAGCCGCTAGTTCCAGCGCCAAAACTCATTGTTGAAACTGTTGTGCCATTGGTATAAACACCTCTTGAAGTATAGTTTGAGGCTGTTGTATTACCATTAATTCTTGTAACAAGCCACCAAGCACCAGTACCATTCATAGTTGCTCTAACTTGAAGATGCTTGTATGTTTGAGGAATGCTAGAGAATAGAACAGTATCTGTAGATGAACTTAAAGTAGTTCTTGTGATAAGTTCATAGTCGTTTCCAGCAGTTGCTGTAATAGAGTTGGTTGCAGAACTATACTCACCGTTACCAGTAGAGTTTGTTCCACGTATAGTAAATGTGTATGAAGTACCAGCAGTTAAACCAGATACGGTTACTGGACTAGATGAACCCGTTCCAGTAATAGAGCCAGGGTTAGATACTGCTGTCCAAGATGTGGCTGCACCACCAACAACTGGTGCAGTGAATGTAATAATTCCTGATTCAGAGTTAGCAGTAGCCGAAACAGATATAGGGATTCCAGGAATATCTACAACAGCCTTACCTCTATCACTTGCGTGAGTACGATTTTGACTAGCCATTATTTACACCCAGTATTCTAGGATAATTTGACCTGCTCCACCAGCGCCACCGCCAGCATTTTGATGTCCGCCAGTACCATAATTAGGAGAAACTAATCCTGCTTTACCAGCAACTCCAGTATTGCTACCGCTTCCTGCTCTTCCGCCATTACCGCCTACCGCAGATGTTGCTCCAGTAAAAGTAGTTGTTCCACCCGCACCACCGTAGGAATTAGCCCCACCTGCTGTGCCACCTGCGCCAATTGCATAAGTAATTGATGCTCCAGGAGTTGTAGCAACAGTTGTTGTAACAATCTGCCCGCCAGTACCTGAATCGCCACTGAGACCTTGGGTATTTTCACCACCACCGCCACCACCACCGCCGCCAATAAGTGTTGCGTTTACATACTCAACACTAGCAGGAACTGTCCAAGATGTACCAGAATTAAGTGTTTCTACTTTACGAGTTTTAGATGCTGCTGCAGCATTTGCTGAACTAATAGCCATTATGCAATCTCGCTTCCGTAAGCACTGAATGATAGGTTTGCAGAAGATGCGTATACTGTAACCACATCTGTTGTTGCAAGAGTAAGTCCAATAGTAAAGAAGGTAGCATCAGATGCAGGCACTGTTGCACCATACACAATGTAATGCTTTGCTTCTAATGTTGCACCTGCTGGACGAACTGCAATGCGGAATGTAGCAGCAGTACCAGCCTGGTTGCATACAGAGATTGTTGAAACTACTGCGCTAGTTGCAGATGGTACTGTGTAGAGAGTAGTCGCTGTAGTTGCGCTTGGGTTTACTTGACCCAATACTTTATATGATGTAGCCATTTATTACATTCCACCTAACATTAGGATTTGTGGGATTGGGTCAGTAGATACAGTTCCCCAAGACGTTGTTGAACCGTTAGTTGTTAAGAATTTGCCTGAGTTTCCACTCTGGCTAGGAAGTGGGTCATAAGATGACCACTTCAAACCTGTTGCTTCGGCTGAGTCAGCCACAAGGACTTGACCATTTGAGCCTACTGTTAACTTGCCTGGTGTGTCAGCAGATGTTGCTACAAGCAAATCACCCTTAGCATCAAAAAGTGAACGAGCAATTGAGTCTGCAAGTTCAAACGCTGTAAAGGTAATGATTTCTACAATGTCGCTAGCAGCAAGTGCTGCAAGAGATGTAATGCTTGAGCCGTTAGTTGCTGTGTAATCAGATGTACGGGCAAGTAGGATACCGTTAAGGTATACCTGCTCCTTGCCTGGAATGTAGGACAGTGTAAGTCCATTATCATCTAGACCAGAGATTGTTGTCTCTCCGCCTGTTGCTGTGAAGCGGAAGCGGTAGATGTCAGCAGTAGATGAGATTGAACCCCACTCTGTACCAGTCCAAGCAAACATCTGGTTAGAAGATGAGTTCCAGTAGATAGCACCAGTAACAAGTGCGTTGCCATCATTGTCTAGTGTAGGAGCAGTTGACTTAGCACCAAGGTAGCGGTCATCAAATGAATCATAAGATGCAGCGGCAGCAGCAGCGCTGGCTGCAGCGGCAGTAGCAGAACCAGCAACTGTATCTACATATGCTTTTGTAGCGGCGTGTAGGTTAGAAGTTGGAGCACCTGACAGTGTAAGAGCACCTGTCATTGTAGAACCTGACTTGAGCACGAATGACTCGTAGACAGTTCCACCTGACTGAATTGCGCTAGCAATCTCACCAAGAGTATCAAGTGTAGATGGTGCTGAGTTAACCAGGTCTGCGACCTTTGTATCTACATAAGCCTTAGTTGCTGCATCTGTGTTGTCAGTTGGTGTAGCAAGAGAAGTTACCTTCTGGCTATTGAGTGACACTGAGCCAGTAGGTGCAGCCATCTGGTCTAGGCGGTTAGTGCGAACCGCTGTGTTAAAGTCTGAGATAGTAGATGCAGTCTGTGTGCCAGTATGGTTAGTACGGGCATATGGGTCTGAAACCATCTTTGCTGCAGTAATAGTTCCGTCTGCAATGTCTGAGGCTACGATAGTTCCGTCAACCAAGTCAGCGGAAGTAATAGTTCCGCCAAGGTTCAACTTAGTCTTAGCAATTGCTGCTGTGGCAGATACGTCACCGTCTACGATGGTTCCGTCAAGAATCTTGGCAGATGTAACTGCACCGTCAGCAAGGTCTCCTGCAACGATAGTGCCGTTTGCAATCTTAGCGGAAGTAACAGCACCGTCTGCTATATCGCCTTCAACAATTGTGCCGTCAGCAATCTTGGCTGAGGTAATGGCTGAATCTGCAATCTTTGCAGTAGTAACGTTTGAATCAAGAATCTTAGTTGTGGTTACAGCGTTAGTTGCAATTTTACCTGCAGTGACTGCACTAGAACCAATCTTGGCTTCAGTCACAGCGGTGTCATCAATCTTTGCGGTTCCTACAGCACCATCAAGAATCTTTGCACCAGTGATAGCAGAGTCTGCAATATCTCCAGCAACGATTGTTCCATCCGCAATTTTTGCAGAGGTTACAGCGCTGTCAGCCAACTTAGCAGTTGTGACGTTAGCGTCTGTAATCTTGGCTGTAGTTACAGCATTAGACTGCAACATAGCCGTTGTAATCATGTTTGTGTCGGTGGTCTCAAGCACGTTAGCAATAGTAAGCCCGTGTGCTTCTGTTACATTCTCAATGTGACCATTAGCATCACGGAAGTCACGACCAATCGCCATGTGGCGAACCTTGGCTCCAGCAGAGTGAGAGATTGCCTGGCTGCTGTCAATAGCACGAACAATTGTAATTGTATTGCTTCCAGGTGCAGAAGGGTATGTAACGTCTACAATTTCTTCAAGCGCTGTATCTGGGTCAATAACTACTGTGAATGTTTCAAGCGGAGTTGTATTTGCTGGTGTGATTCCACCAAGCAGAGCCGAAGCCGAACCAACAGTCATTGTTGTGGCACTTGAGTTCAGTGCCGAGGTAAGTGTAGTTTCCTGAGAGATGGAGGAATATTTGCGAGTTGTCATGTATTAGTACCTCGTGTAGTGGATTCGGGCTGGATAAACATCACGTAGTTTCTTGGTCTCTTCATTCAATCGCTGCTGGAAAAGAGCAAGCATGAATCGAGAAGTTGAAGCACCAGAACCATATTGAATCTTAGTATCTGCATTGTCTGCTTCTGCAGAAGAATAGTTGAGGCGACCTGGGTCAACGAATGAAGCAAGTCGGTAAGCAGCACCATAAAGGATTACATCTTTACAAGATGAAGGTAATCCAGTTACTGTCTCAAACACTGCACTATTTGCAGCATCTGTAAGCGTTGTTGGCTTCTTGCTGTAGAAAACTTGGACTGTACGACCTGACTCAATGTTGTCGTAGATTGAAATGCTCTGTCCTGTGGCAAATGATGAAGTATTTGCAAATGTGTCTGGACGCCAACTACGTACTGGAAGCCATTCTTCTGTAGGACCAGTTGGCTTATGTGAAACATAAAGCACTGTCTGGACCTCTGCTGGAAGAGAGTATGTAGTCTTTACTGTATTAAAAGTGAAGGTATGTACTCCTACTGCAAACAGATTAGGAAAGACTGCATCAATTGTATCGTTGATAGCCTTCTTAATTGTTGCCCTTGGAAAAGTAGGAGCAATTGTAACCTTAGTATTTGCTGCATGCGCTGTTGGTGTTGTTCCAAAGTATCCACGTCCGTAAGGCGCCACAGTTGCTGTTGATGAAACTCTGTCATATGTATCTAACCATATTAACTCTTCACCAATTTCGACAGTACCCTTGCCAATATTGGTCGTGCTACCTAGACTTATCGCAAGAGATGAATCAGATAAATCTGCAGTCAAATGCGTAGTACGGTCTTGTCTTAAAGTATAACCTGACAGATTGAGAGTAATCTCATCTACCAAATTGGCATAGGTGGTTGTCATTTAATTCCTTTGACTTAAGTTAAATTACATTGTGCGTCCGCCAGCGCGCTTTACAGCCGCTGCGGATGCTTTACGTGCTGCTTCTTTTTGAGCAGCAGTTTGAGACTTGTTTGAAAATAATTTATTAAGGTTTGCACCTGGTGAAGAGTTAACAACACGCTTTACTCCACGAGTAACCTGTGCGAGACCTGAGTCACGTGTTGGCTTTGGCTTAGGTGCTGGCTTGCTTGATGTTGGCTTTGTCGCTGCCTTTGTTGTTGCTGCAGTTGCTGGGCGATACTTCGGAGCATTGTTTGCACCGTATGCCTTTGGCTTTGAAGCAGCATTGATGTTTGCAGATGTTGCCTTAGCAACACGTGCTGCACCGTACATGCGCTTTACGCCTTCCATGTATGAAGCAGATACGCCACCCGCTGCAGCCTTCTTAAGTGCTGCTGCCATTCCCTGTGACTTAATCTGGTCAATTGTTGCCTGTGATACTGTTACTTTCTTAGCAGGAGTCGAATCTCCTGTACGCTTTGACGATGGAACTGTTGTCTTCTTAGGCGCTTTTCCGCCTGTCATTGGTTCTCTCATTTTACCATTTCACCTTGTCTGCCCAATATGCGGCACTCATTTTTCCCTTGGATATATTGCTTGCATGTCTTGCTTTGAAAGACTTACGACGTGCTGCATAGGCAGCAGATTCTCCTGCTTTTCTAGGTGAGCCAGAAACGCCTTGTTGTCCAAAGCGGATGGTTTTAACCTGGCTACCTACCTTAGCCACAACAACGTGTGACTTAGTAGGGTGGCTGGGAGTACGTTTAGGCTTGTTATAGCCTGCTACTCCAGCCCGTGTTAATCGTGAGTCTTTCATTTCTTTTTCCTTGCTGCTGCATTGTCAACTAGATTTGGATAAGGACGACCTGCTGCTTTAGCACGTGCCTTAGCCCTAGCCTTCTGTGCTGGCGTTAGGGGTGTAGATTTTTTCTTAGGATTTGGTTTATCCCAAAAAGCCTTTTTCAATTTGTTCTGCGTCCCTTAGAATCATACTTGTTTCCAACGAGGGAACCAAGGAGTTGACCTGCTGCACGGTCTTGCTGCTTACGAAGTTTGCTTGCCTTAGCATCTGTGCCTGGACCAACTGCTCCACGTGCATCATCTGTTCTCTTATAGGCACGCTTGAAATCGCCTGCTTCTTTAAAGATATTTGATACATAACCCTTAACGCCACCTGGCTTATTTGAGTTTGGCATAATTACATTCCTCCGAATAGTCCGCGCTTGACAGCCTTCTTCTTCGCTGTCTTCTTTACAATCTTCTTCTTGCCGTATTCCATCATGCGCTCTTTAGCGCCTTCTGACTTTTCATGCTTTTTCTTAGAAGCCATTGACTTGTACTTCTCGCCCTTAACTGACATGATTACATACCTATCTTGCGGTTCATAGACTTCTTGGCTGTCTTCTTGACTACCATCTTCTTACCAGTCTTCTTAGCCGCTGCCTTAGCCATAGCCATACCCTTAGCGGTGTATGCGTATTCTTTTCCGTTTACCATTGGCATTATATTGCTCCCACTTCCTTGAGTTTAGATACTGTGTTGTTTTGAATTATTTCTGTACTACCCATGGTGTTGGCATCAAATGCCTTGCCCATAACATCAGAGGCTCTACGTGCCTCGTTAATCTTTGCCATGCTTGTGCCTTGTGGTTGGATGCCCTGTGCCCTTGCCTCACGGTAAGCGTTCAGTTCACTTTCCCACTTCTTGTTGCTAACGCCTTTAGCGCTGTGGGCATCTCCAGTGCTTAACTGGAGTCCTGCTGCCTTGCAACCGAAGCAGACATCTGGACCGCCACACTTGGTGTGGTCTATGAAAAGGTCCTTTGATGCAAATGGAACTGGAGAGGTTTCCTCACAGTTTACGCATCCGTACTTTGTAGCCTTGAAATTGTGAGTGTCAGTGAATCCCCATTCAAGCACCTTACTGATATGGTCACACATTTATATCGTCTCCACCGTGTATCCTGCTGCTTCTAAAGCAGTCTTTTCTCCAAGGCTAACCTCGTATGAGTAGCCACCGATGTATGCCTCATCAGCAGCATCGACCTCTTCTGAGGAGGGGAATCGAGTTTCGTAGTACTCTCCGTCTATCTTGAGGACAGTTATGCCCCTTACAAGCCTGTAACGGCCGAATAGACGCCCTTCGCCAGCAGGTCCTTCGCTGACTGTGGGTGTTGTGAATCTATATGCCATTTGACCTCCTAAGTCCTTTTACTGATGAGTAGGGGTTTCCCCCTACCCACCCGTCTAATTACTTAGACTTTCTATTAACGAATAGAAGACGATGTTTCGATGCGGTATAGAGCATCCTGGCGGTAAACAGCCCAGTTAATCATACCGTGCCATCCGACTGGACGGAAACGGTTCAACTTGTCGGTGATGTTACCAAACTCGATGCCTGGTTCCTTCCATACTGCTTCAGCAAGTGCTTGCTGTCCGAGTACGTAAGTGTTGTAGACGCGAGCCTTAGGTGTAACTGTAAGTGTGTTTGTTCCAACAGTTCCTGAGTTAGCAACAGACACAGTGAATGTTGTGTTTGTTGTGCCAACTGAGATTGCTGTAATCAAAGCACCTGAACCTACGTTAGTACCTGAGATAGCATCGCCAACCTCAGCAAGACCACCGAATGCACCATTTGCTGCAACGATTGTGAACTCGCCTGAAACGCCTGATACTGCAGGAGCAGTAGCAAGTGCAGTTCCAGCAGCACCTGAGATTGAGTTTGTCATACGTGGTGTCTCGATGAAACGGACACCTTCCCATGCGCCAAGTTCACCAGCGAATAGTGGACCAGCGTTCTGGTACTCATGTGGTGTACGCCAGATGTTGTTACCTGTCTCTGTACGGAGGTCATGTGAAACTTCTGGGTGGATGTATGAAACATACATTCCGCCACGAGTTACAACGTTGTTAGCACGCAACTTTGTTACAGCGTAACGAACGTCGCGACCCTTGAATGTGTCTGTTGCTGTGATTGTGTTCTTAGCAGCAGTTGTAGAAAGTGCACCAGCAGATTCGCGGATGACGTTTGTACCTGCATCGAGAACAGCAGCAACACCATTGTCAAGTGTTGTAGCCATGTTGAATGAGACTGCGTTTGCAATCCATGGGTCAACATCAGCAAGTGACATGAGTGACAACTTGCGTGTTGGGAGTACTACGCGACCAAGTTCCTGCTGTGTAACATCAAGAGTTGTGGTTGCTGGTAGTGCTACTGCATCTGGGTCTACAGTTTCAGCGAGAGTCGCACCAGCAATTGTGGTGTCAGAAATATCGTTGTGGAACTGGAAACGGATTGAAGAACCGTCGTGAGTTGGGTTTCCGACCTTCTTGTCCGCGATTGCGCGGAACTGTGGCACTGAACGCAAGTTGAGTTCAATCAACTTATCGTAAGCCATAGTTACAAGATTGGAACCTAAACCAGAGGTTGTAGTTGAAAAGACATCTGCCATTTGGAGATATCCTCGCTTTCTGTTTAGTTAGTGTGCGGTTGTTTTACTGACCGCTGAGGATGGATAAAATTTCTTCTTCTGACTCTGCTCCCGCAATGCGGTTTGCCAAATCATCTGAAGCAGCGGGTGTTTCTGCGCCTGTTAGCACTGAGTCCATCTTCCGTAAGGAATTAATATCATCTTGGTTGACGGCTGGTTTTTCAGATGGTGTATATCCGAAGACATCACCATTACTGTCCAGCCATGCGCTAATAGCATCTTCAGATGCCTCGATATCAGATGGAATAAACTGTGCAATCTTTTGATTGACACCCTTGGACGCAAGTACGTCCTTTAAAATCCGCTCTTTTTGGGACTTGGTTAATTCACCATATGAAGTTTCTAGTTCCTTGTTTCGACGCTGTTCAGCCTTTAGAGCCTTACGTAGTTTCTTAACGAGGTCTGTATCCGATTCAAATCCACCCATAGTAGGTGTATCGTCTTCGTCTTCATCTTCCCAGTAGTTGTCGCGGTTATCGCTCATGCGATTGTCTCCCTTTATTAGTAGTTTTCGCACACCTCAATACAGACGGGGAATCTGTCTTGGCTTGTACTCTCGGTCTTGTACACCCTCTGAGGCCGATAGATTCAGAGGGGATTCTTTATAGTAGTCCGCCTACGTTTACAGAACGTAGAGAACTTTGGGTTGTACCCGATGTTCCCTTAAAGGCTTGGACGTTCTGCTCAGCAAGTTTCTTGCGACGAGCAGATGCCATGTTCATAAATTCTTCGTCTTGAAGTTCAGACTGGATAGTAGACTTAGTTACATCATCTCCAGCAGTCTTCTCATAGATACCTGAAAGAGCAACAGTAGGGTTAAGAGCCTCAGCAACATTCTGGAATCCAGTAGATGCTAGTTGTGCAATCTGTGCTTCTGAGTAACCCTTGCCAGTCAATGATGCAGCAATCTTCTTATAGTTGTTCATCTGGATGTTCTCGACGAGAAGTCCTGAACCAGCACGGCGAATAGCCTCTGCTACAAATGCTCCAGTATTACGGTTGGTCTCTAGTTGCTCCTTGCCAATCTTGGCATCCATGTAGAAGTCTTGAAGGTCAGCAGCCTGAGCGATGTAACCCAACTTCATGAGAGCCTCTGTCTTAGCAGGGTCTGCATTGATAGCAGCAAGACGAGCAGCGTTAGCACGCTCATCAAGTTCTGCAACTGAAACATTGTTCTTAACATAGTTCTTGAGTGACTCAGTTGAAAGATACTTATCGCTGAATCCGTACTTAGTCTTAAGTCCCTTATATCCTTCTACAGCATTGAATAGTTCTGATGCTGTCTTAGGAGTTGTGAGTCCTTCATTCAAGTAGCCGTACTGCTCATAGAATGGAGATGATAGTTTCGTACCATTCTTGAGTGTGTAGTCCTTGGTGTTAAGAAATACCTGAACCGCGTTATCGTAGTCAAGCCCGTCCTTGAGCAGTGAGTTAAGATATGTAGCAGATGAGTCAATAACTGTTGAAGTGAATCCTAGACCCTTAAGCATAGCCTTAAGAACATCTACGCTAGTTGTAGGTGCGCCTGTCTCTGTTGTTCCACCAGTTCCGCCTGTGCCACCACCTGTACCTCCGCCAGTGTCTCCACCGCCAGTTGTAAGTTTTGTAGGACTCTTGTAAAGTTTCCAGAATCCACCAGCGTTGTTCTGTACGAAAGCATAGTAGAATCCAGCAGGAGCATCTCCTGGAGGACCAGCAGCCTCGTTCTTTGCATTTGTCTCTACGCGTGTAAGTGGCTTCACAACAGGAGTTGTGCCATCTGCGTTAAGTCCAGCAGCAACATTCTTGTCAGCAAGGTCTGCCTGCAGAGTTGCAATAAAACGATTGATGTTTGCTACTGTTGGGTTAGCCTGTGCTGCTTTTGCAGCGTTTGCTTTTGTCTTAGCCTGTGCCTCGGATGAAATCTGTGCTGCAGTCTTAGTAGCGTTTGGTGAGCCAGTATTGCTGCCACCTTCTAAAGTTGGTCTAGCCATGATTACCTCAACGCATTCTGTAGTGACTGGAACATATTGACCGATGTATTAATTGCTGTAGAAGTTCCGTCATAACGCTTATCGTTCATTACTAACGAGTTCAACTCAAAGTCATTTGGAAGTCTGTAGTTACCCTTATCATCTTTGAAGTTAAGAGCCTGTAGCACGAGTGAGTCTGAAGTATCAACTGTTGTCTCAAGTGCATTTCCAATAGCCTTAAGTACAGGGTCTACGTACTTGCTTGCATTCTCGCCTGGCTGTAGCATTCCTTGAATCCCCATGAAGCGAGTAGAAGCCTTCTTCTGTAGGTCTGTAGCATACTGGTTGAACATTTCCTTCTGGACTGCTTCATCAGGATTAGAAAGGATATTTTTAATCAATGGGGCAACAGTTGCAAAGTCTGGCTTACCTTCGTAGTTTCCAGAATGATATGCAGCGATGCTGTCGTAGATAGTCTTGGCTGTTCCGCCTAGGTCTTCTACATTGAACTGAGTTTCTGGGAAGTTCTCAACTAGGAAGTCAGCAAGGAAGTTAGTCTGCTCTTCTGCAGTGAATCCTTCACCCATAGATTTGCTAACACCAGTGCTAATTGACTTAGTGCGGAAGACTCCATCTTTATCCTTGAGTTTGCCAGTGTATACTTTCTGACCAGCAAGGTCAATCTTCTGCTTACCTGTAGCCTTGTCAATAACTGGCTTGCTCTTCTTGTCGTAAAGATAGACTTTCTCAGTCTTGCTTTCTGTAGTGGTAGGCTGATTCTGAGCCTTGACTTGTTCATTCCATGAAGTCTGGAACTTCTTGTCAAGTTCTGCATCAGGGAACTGACCGAAAGCCTTGAAGTATGCATCTGTGTAAGCCTGACGAGCATCACCTAAATCCTTGTACTGCAAAGCAGATTGAACCTGCTTCGTGTACTGAGTTGTCATATCAGGTTGCTTAATCTCTTTAGGCTTGATAGAAGCGTTATAGTTAGCAAGATATGCAAGAGGGTCTAACTGGCTAGCAATAGAGGCTGAAATAACCTTGTCCATAGCAAGCATTTCATCAAGACCAACAATACCTAGTGGCGTAGTTGACTTGCTAATTTTAGATGAGCGTAGCATTGCTTGGAATGCCTGGAACTCTGTAGCAAACCCACCCTGTCCAGGTCCTGACATAGAACGCTGGATGTCTTGGAATGCTGCTTGCTTTGCAACTAGGTCGGTAGTTGTAACAAATCTTACAAAAGGATTAGTCGAATCTCCATAGATGCCAAGAATCTGGTTTGCTGTCTGCTGAGTAGTTGGTTTAGTAGCCATTACTTAGCCTCCTTCAATATTCCAGCAAATACCCCGTAGTACATGCGGGAGAATTCAGGATTCTGCGTCATTAGTTTTTCTCCTAGTGTAACCAGTTCGTTACGCATCAATGTAGCAATTCCACCAGCAGATAGTTCTGCGTAGTTAGAAGCCTTTTGCATGTTCAATACCTTTTTGAGTTCATCAAACTTTGCATAGAACTCTGCTGTTTCTTTGTAGACAGGTGACTTCTGGAAAGCAGGGTCTTCTAGAGCAAGACCGATATTTGCTACCTTCTGGTCGTTAACACCTGTAACGATAGTGTCAGCAGGACGAGCACCGAACTGCTTATCAAGAATTGCTAGTTGCTCGTTGTACCAGTAGTCTGTGTATCCGCCAGCAATCTGCTTGTTAGCAATCTGGCTCTTGAGCATGGCGTAAACCATGCCCTCAGACTCTTGTGCAATTTCTGCTGTAGATAGGGCGCGACGAGCACCACTACGCTTCTGCCAGTTGTAATACTTCAGAGAGTATTCCCCACCAGGGAAGAAGTATGGAATCACATCTCCTGTAGGAGTTGCGTACTTATCTGCAACACCAGGGTTGTTGTTCAAGAATGTCCATGCATCTGCAGAACCTGATGTTCCAGGTGTGCTTCCGCTGACTCCAACAAGGATGTTGTTAATGCCAAACTTATCAGCAAACTCAGTGACTGCTGCGTTGCGGTCTCCAGGATGCTTCTTGTTAGTGTTATCCCATTCCTTGTACAACATGCTCATTGTCATAAAGTTCATCTTATTGTTAGGGTTTTTGACCTTAGCAAGAACTTCTTGAATAGGTGTTGCAGGTGAGATAGACTGGAAGATAGCGCCCCAGAAGTTCATGTTCTTTGCTAATCCCTCAGCATCGTTGAACAACTTGGTACGCGCAGCATCTGATGCAAATGGATTATCTCCATAGTCACCAGTAGATGCTAGATAGCCAGCCCAGTCTTTAACAGCACGCTGTGTAGATGCGTCATCTCCAAGAATTGCTGCTGATGTCTTCTTGAACCAAGCAGGGAAGATAATATCTCCGACTGTCTTTGGCTGTCCGAATGGTGTAAGAATGTCGCGTAGGAAATCATCTGCTGGACCAAATGCGCTAGCACGTCCAGTCATCTGATAAGCAGCAACCATAGCAGGTCCCATTCCTGGAACTACTGGGTT